GTATTTGAGTAGTGACTACAGGTCGGAACTCTTCCTGAACCTCTTGCTCTAAGTCATGTAGCTTAGTTTCAAACATAGCCATCAAGCCCATAACTTTCTGCACATCTAATAAGAAACCGTTGTTACGTTGTTGATCTATGATCTTAGCTACGCCGTGTTCTATCTGAACTGACTGCGGTGTAAACCCACGGCTCTCAAGCTTGAGTGCTTCATAGACTTTAGTGTTGAGCAACACATCATTCTTGCAGTACTCTAGCATCTCAGGCTTGTAAGAACTCCAAGCATCTTCTTGTTTTCCGAAGTCTCCTTTCTTAAAACCCAATCTGTAGCCCCATCCTTCAAGGCCGTGGTTCCCTTCGCGGGTTGGTTTAAAGAGCCTTGATAGTACCAAGGTATCAACGATTTTCTTGTTGAACAGATCAATACCTGCTAACTTTTTTATTACTGGGATGTCATAGCCTATGAGGTTGTGACCGATTAGTTTAGTTGCTGAAGATAACATGTCGTAACCTTCATCCAGTTGAGTGTTGTCGAACGTAAATACGTCCATAGTATCTACGTCTTGAGCCACGATACAATGAATTTTCGTGGGGTCTAAGCCATCTGTTTCTATATCAAATACTAAGTTACTCATTTTATTTTGCCTTTAGATTTTAAAGTTATTTGATTTACTAAGGTTCTCGTGCCGCGGAAGTATCTGTAAATTTGTTTCAACATGTAGTCCGCTAACCATCTTACCTTGAAGGGGAACAATATGATCGACATGCATGGCTATTCCTGTTGCTTTTTCTAGACGTTTAGCTTCGGCGTATATATCTGCGATAGCCTTCGTGTCAGACCAAGATACTGTACGCAGTAGTTTTGCGGCTCTACGCTTGGCGGTTGTGGTACTACACTTATCTGGGTTAGCTTGGCGGTATGCCCTATGTTTAAGCATCATGGCCTCCCTGTTCTTTGCATAGTAAGCCCTAGCACTGGCCCGTTCAGATTCTTGATTATCTCCGTAGTCTGCTTTCTTGCAAGCCTTACACGAAGAGGTAAGCCCGCACTTAATAGACTTATTCGTGTTAAAATAATCTGAAGGCTTAACCTCTCCGCACTTGGTACACTTCTTACTCATATGATCTCTGCATCAAACTGATCCGAATCATAGTCCTCTAACTCTTTGAGCCTACCTGTCTTGTTATCGTATAGCAAGTGTGCGGCAACTCCAACATCTCCAGTGTATCGTGACTTCAAGACCCTGACCTTGGTGGTTGATGCTTCTATCTTATCCTCTGCTTGTTGGTTGCGTTCAAGGCTGATCACACAGTCACTTAACTGAGCAATACTTTGGCTACCTCTGAGGTGTGATAGACCTGTCTCTATGCCGTTCTCGTGTCCACGGTTCCCTTCAACCCTGCGGAGATGTGACACCAGTATCATACCACAGCCTGTCTCCTCTACCATAGTCCTGAGACGATGCATGATACCGTCAATAGCTTTACGCTCGTCATGTTCTAGAGTAGACAACACAAGCATGTGAAGGTGATCAACTACAATCCATTTACAATCAAGACCGATGATCATGTAGCGTAGCTTGCTGAAGATGTCGTCAATGTTATTGACACCGTGATGTGCATGAATCCAAACACGACCATCGTTGTCACCCATGAATACCTTCCTGTAGCAATCGTCTAGTTGTGACTCAGTAAACTCAGCCTTCACACTATCAAGGTGCAGCTTAGCGTTAGCCTCCACTGCCATGATACCTTCGGCAGTACGCGACCACGTTTCTTCAAGGGCTATGACACCCACGTTATCTTCGGTGTTCTCAATCAGCCAGTGTTCAATCTCTCTGGTGACGGAGGACTTACCAAGACCTGTGCCACCTGTAAGGGTGACAAGTTCTCCTGCTCTCATGCCTTCTAGCTTTTTGTTTAAGCCGAACCAAGGATATGGTATGGCTGTTTTCTTCTCTGCTCTTAGCTTTTGATAGGCTTCAAGCTGATCGGATAGATTCAGTACACCAGAAGGTGTATAGATTTTAGCGTCCCAGAATGCACTGACGTATGCGGCGTGTCTACCTTGGCGTAACATATCGTTAGCATCTTTGTAGTCCACGGGCAGTGTCATGATCTTAGCTTTCTTGGGGGTGAGTAGCTTAGCTATTGCTTGAGCCGCCTCCTTGCCATGCTTGTCGTTGTCAAAGTTAATGACTACAGAATCGAATGACTCTAGGTATTCTAGGTTCTCCTTAACATCACGGACACCTCCTGCCGCACCTGACTTGATAGAAACGACAGGCCACTTACTCCCCATAAGTTCATAAGCGGCCATCGCATCACACTCGCCTTCTGTTAAAGTTATAAACTTACCTCCTGCTTTAAACAGATTCTCTCCGAACAACCCCACTTCCTTTGGACTCCCTGTCCAAGCAAACTCCTTGTCCTGTTTACGGATCTTAGTTCCTGTGAACTCGTGTCCGTTGTAGTAAGGGTAGTAGTGCTTGTCTATCTTGCCACCGGCCATTGTTGATTTAACGCCGTACTTCTTAGCTGTAGCTAAGCTTATCTTGCGGTCAGTTAATTCATTGAACGTAGCTGTAGTATTGTTGTCCATCTTACTGTTCCTTTGATACACTTCAAAGTCCGTTACGGTATCTGTTAGTTTCTCTTCTGTTGTGTCGTAGTTAGGTAAATAAGTACAACAACTGAAGCAGTACCCAGATCCATTCTCATTAACTGAAACTGGGTCGCTTCCTCCACACGCAGTACAAGGTAACTTATGTTTAATAAAAGGCACTAGCCTTACTCCTCAGTTACTTCAACTTCCTCTGTTGCAATGGCCTCGTCCGTGAGGTGGTTATCTTTAAGGTCAGCAATCAACTTTATACTCGCGGCTCGCATAAGCCCCACTGTAATTGATGCGCTTTGACCCTGCTTGTCTGCCTCTATTAAGTGAGATAGTATTGCCCGACCCTCGTCTGAGAGTAGGTCTGACTCGTACTTAACATCTTCTACTGTAACAATTCCCATTATAGTTCATCCTCCATGTCACTTTCAGCCGCTTCAAACTCAGCACCATCAGGGCTACCAACTTCAACAAGGTCTATCACTTGCATAGCTTGGAAGTCTAAGCCTTTGAAAGAGCCGTACTTGTTAGTGGTTTCCCACTCATTGTACTGCACCTTAACTAAAGAACCGTTGCCTACCTTAGTGTCGAGCGGGTTCTTGTACTGGTCAACAAGTCTAGGCGCGTCACGCACTGTTCCGTCTCTACCTTCGACCTTCCGTTTAATTACAATGGATGGGCCTTCGTCCATCTGCTTAATGTTATATCCACGCGCTTTAAAATCCTCAGCGGTGGCTTCATCTACAACTAAGTTTACTGAGTACGTAGGTTCAAAGGTCGTGTTCGGTGTAGTGACCGATGCCCAGTACGCTGTGCCTTCTAATATAGCCATGTTACTTTCCTCTTTGGTGGTGAAAATTGAATGTCGAGTATACCACGTTCCACTATTGTTGTCAAGCTTTTTCTACACTGATATTGTAAACGGTAGACTACAGTTAGGTACATCGTTAGCTGTAGGTATCGCTGTGTTTAGATACTTAGTGACTGCTCTAATCAACTTGCCGCTAATGTTCTCAGTGAATTCAAGATTGATAAGTTCCCCATCCTGTATATCAAACGATGCTGTAAACTTAACAGACTTTCTGAACGTAATGTTTCTTAAATACCTGCCAAAGTCTACATCGCTATCAGCTTTAGGGCATGATGGAACTACCACTGGTTCTAATAACACCGCGATGGGTTGAGGCTCCACTACTACAGGCACAGACAACGCCGCTATAGGCTGTGGTTCTACTACCAACGGCTGTGTTTCTACTACCACTGGTTGCAATAACACCGCTATAGGTTTTGGCTTGGATACCTTATCGCGCTGACCCGTAACAACCCCAAGCCCACCCGTTGCAGATTGATTGTCTCGTAGTTCTAACAACTCTTCTGCCTGTGACTCCTGCATATATCGCAGTGATTTTAACTGTTCTATTATTCTAGTGTCAGTTATTGAAAGCTTGTTGACGAACGAGAGATTATTATCTATCTTCTCCATGTTCATAACAATACCCGCGTCATAGTAAGTCAATGACTCGTCAATAGAATTATAGCTATCGAACAAATTGTTTATCTTGTTCGTTGCTTCTAACTGCTCTTGCTTCAATGCGTAAACAAATGTTTGTCTGCTAACATCGTTCATTGTATTGCTGATCAACGTGTAACCAGACATAACGAACGCACTAGTAGCTAACACTCCTATCATTACAGTTTGCTTGTTCATTACTAATCTCCTTTTATTTGTTTCCAAAGTTATCGGGGTCAATGTCTGTAGCCCCGCGTTCTATATCAATCTTAGTTTCGTACTCTGTTTTCTCTATGATGTATCGTATCACATCTTTCTCCTTTACTTTATATCTATTACAGATTCTAACCAACGATGCGTTACCGTGTATTAAATCTATCGCCGCTGTTGCTATAGCCTCTGATTCGGTTGAAGGCTTAGCACTAAACATCTCAGTGAATGCACTCATATTAATCCTCCGACCATATCTTACCAAAGGTAACAATAAAGAAAGGTATCAGTACGACAACGCCTTCAAACGATACTGCTGTTAGTTCACCAGTGTCACTGTTACTAGCCCATACTGCTCTACTGTCTGTAAACTCTAAGTCCAAGCCGACACCATTGCGTATGTTGAATGTTAAAAAGTATTCTCCGAATCCTGTTGTCATTTATTACCCTCCGTTTAAAAGTTTGTAGATCTTAACACATAACAACTCTCGTGTCAACAACTATCTTAATTCAATTGCGTCTTGACTTTCAACTCCATCTATGTTATAATAAACTTTATAGTTTAAAAGAAAAAAGAAAAGAAAGAATAAGATTAACAAACCTATATAGTCTATATAGTTAAATCCGTTTCAACTTCTAAAGCATAATCATCTTCATGCACATAAACATCTTGCATATCTTTAAAACTTAACAGTGAATTGTAGCATAGGTTACAGTGATCTGTCTGGTTGCTATGCTGTTTAAACATTATCAAACACATGCCGCACTCGTAGTAATCATTCATCGCTATCATCCTCTTCAGTAAATATTTGATAGTGAGTGTCCACTATCCTTGAACCGTACTGTTCGTAGTAGTTTCTAGCTGAGGCATACCTTAAAGCATCGTCTTCGCTGGATGCCGCAACATCTATAAGGTATCCCCGAACCTCCGACACCATCACCTTGTAGGTTTGGATGGGTTGATCAAGATCTATCTGACTCACTAGCTTTGGAGTATCTTTAGTTGTCATGATTCACCCCCTTGTAATACTAACATGCTTAATGCTAGTTGTCGCTTTATTTCCCTAAGCCTGTGAAAATCCTTATTGAATAGATAGACAGCACGTTCTGATAGTTCATGATCAGTGTCCATATCATCCATTAGCCGCGTTGTTACTTCATCAAGCATAGCTTGCAGTACGGCATGGCTCTCGTCAGTTAAAACCGTTGTGCTTTCTGGTACAGCTACCATCTTGTCGCCCTCAGTTCGTTTGTCCAGACTACCAATAAATTTATTAAAGTATATATCACGCATCGCTCTCGTCCTCTTCGGTTAGTTCAGTTTCTTCGGTTAATTCCTCGTCTCCGTGGAGATAGTCTTCACAGCTACCCGTCCACCCTACGTATTTATTCATAAGACTAACCTCTCCATATAACTTTCTTGCGCTCCCTCGAATGTCAGGTCGTATACCCCTGAAATTAAACAGAAACCGCCCTCCGGCATAGCCATTAATCTGTTAGTACTATACGATATATCTAGGGGCGTATCCCGTACAGGGTCGTGGCCTCTTCGACATATAGCTAGATCATTGACTAGATCTATTAGTACCGCCGTCCAACCTAAAGAAGTTACGGCTCTTTCTGCTTTTTCCATATTGGTTTTCATGCTACCACCTCATTAGTTAAGTTAATAATTCTATTTTAAATCTTTAGAAACTTATCGCTCCAGTAGTGCGTAAATTGTACCATCTAAAAAATTAATCATAATCTTCTACTCTCTCTGCCATCCACTTCCCTAGTTGATCTTGAAACCTGACGTTATGACAAGACCATAAATCAAGCTCACCACTGGCGGCAAGGTCTGCCATCGCCCTAGTTTTAAACTTCAATACCTCACCATCGCGCTTCATTACTTCAAGCGACCGTTCGTCTATGACTATCCATATATCTGTGAATTTATCCATGCTGTATTACTCTCTCTATTGGTTAATTCTATTTTAAATCTTTAGAAACTTATCGCTTATCTATATGCGACACACACATACCCGTGAGCGACACACCACCTCTCTTTAAATAACTCAGCTTTGGTATTAATATTCATATCATCCACCTATTGCGATTATGTCATTAAATTCTGCTACGTTTGAGAGTGTAACAAAAAACGATTCACTCTGCAAATTATCCTTAGCCCGTTCCTTTTTGTTGCTACCCTTCCGCGTCAATGTGCCGACCACGTTATCATCTAAATGTCGTAGGTCTGTAGTGTCGAATGACTTTAGATCATGGCGTAACTGTAGTCCATCATCCGCCAGACCTTTAGTGTTGTACGCCATAGCAATTCGATACTTTGCCGCCACTGCTTTACGCAATGCCGCCTTGCTTTGTGGGCTGTACATACTCCCCGAAAATGTCAGGTCGTAATTGTTTAAGGTCTGTTTACGTACCCTGCTTAAAATCTTAGTGTAATCATAGAACATAGATTCGGGACGCTGTACCATGATATCAGAAAAATCTATGTCACTAGTGCCGTTCAACCTAAACAACGCGGGGATGCCTGTTTTAAGCGCCTTACGCTCTGCCTTATCAATTTCTGATAGGAGGGTACTGCTAAAGTCTAAAGGCCGTAAGATCATCAATATGGTGCGTTTGGTGGCGGCATCTTGTCCGACACTCATTCCCAATTGACCGCTAGATATTAGACAAGGGGCCTTGCATCCTGCCAAATCTGCAAAGCTACAAAGCGTTTCTGTGGCTACCTTATCGGCAGGTTGAAGATACATAACGTAGGTATCATATTTATCCGCGCCCTTTTCAACCTTTAGACTGCTACCAAAAAACCGCATAGGCTTGTTTAGATAATCAAGTTTAAGAGCGCACCATTCTTTGGCGGCGTTGTTGATTAAATTACTGGCGTTGATTTC